TAGATTATGATACTGCGTTTCATCAATCAGTTATGGATGAAGCGTATTATATCGCTAAAGATATTCAAAGCGGTAAAGATCAGTTTCCTAAAGATTCTTTGTGGGAATACAGCCGCCCAAATATTGATAAACTAAAAAGCGACGTATTGAATATCGTTAGAAGCACAGTTATTAAAGGTATTGCTGAAGCGAAACAATTAAATCTTGATTGTGAATATACGGGCGGTTGGATTAACGTAATTGAACCAGGCGATAAAATCGAGGTTCATGCGCATAACGATTGTTCTTTAGTTATGACATATTATCTAAAGGTTCCAGAAGGTTCTGGCGATTTTACTTATCTAGATACTAAGTATATTATTACGGATAGCGGAGAGTTCATACCAGAAATGATGAACGACGTTACGATTAAGCGTATAACTCCAAAAGAAGGAATGCTTTTATTGTTTCCAGCATATCTTCTACACGAAGTTGAAGCTAATAAATCTAATGATTTAAGAGTTTCGTTATCTGGAGACATTAAACAAATTATAGATAAAAGCGTTCCTAATGCTATGGTTTTAAGAAATTGGTGTAACAGCTTTTTGAAATTAAAAGAATGGTCTCCGAAATAATATTGACTTCTATTAATAATAGGGTATAATATAAAAATAACGAAAGGTATATATGGCTTTAAACGTAGATGATGTAAAGAAAATTGTAGATAGTAAAATTGGTGGTATGACATTAACGCCAGCGCCAACAACGTTCGTTGAGGGTAGACTTGTTACACCTCAAATACCAACTTTGTGTACGATGAAAGACGCTTTTTCTAAATTGGCAAGCGACGCGGGTAAGGCTCTAGGAGAACTAAAAGACGCCTTTGGTAAAGCTGTTAATGCTGCTACTGGAGCGTTTAACGATATCGTAAAAGAAATTTCTGGCGCTATCGGAGACGCTTTAACTGGAGTTAAGAATTTTATTATTAATCCAATTCAAGCCGCGTGTAATGAGGCTTTAGCCGCAATTAACGCTGCTATTGCTGATATAACAGCTAAGATTGCTATTACAACTGATCCAGAATTAAAAGCAGCTTTACAAGCAGCTTTGGCGGATTTACAATCAGCGCTTGCATCAGTTAACGGCGCACTTGCATCAGCAGCCGCTATGGTCGGAGAAAAGTTTGAGCAACTTATGGGCGCAATGAATATGTGTAAACCCGAAGAAATGCCAGGAGTTAAACAATACAAACCCGAAGATTTCACTCAAACGTTAAATCAAGCCGATAACATTGCTAACATCAAGTTAAAAGCAAGCAGCATTATGTCGCAAGCTAATACGTTGATCGCTAATCCGACGACTGCTAACTATACAGCTATGACTGATCTTAGAAGCGCTATGACGTCAACTGCTACAACCGTTACTAATGCTGTAACTTCTGATGCCGCTAATCTAGCAGGGGCACAGGCGCAAAATGACGCGATGGGTAAGTTTATGCAAATGGCTAACGGTCTAAATAATGATAATACTAAAGATTTTGTAATGAAGGTAACTAACCCTGATTCTAAAGACCTACTTGGTCGAGTACAAGTTGGTATAGCGAATATGGGTAAGGTTGCTGATGTTGGTTAATAAATTGCTGTAATCCCTTCAAAACGAAGGACTTCTGGACGGCGGTTCGATTCCGCCCACCTCCACCAAAAGCATATATGAGGTCGCTCGTTGTTCGGTGAGCGAGAAACGGTGAACTGAATACCACTCTTCCGACGCGAATATCGGAATGCTTTTGATGGGGGTGACTAGGTTTCGACAGGGGTAGATAGTGGAGACGGCAGCACGTCAGGCGATCGACGTAAATGAAGCAAAAACTATAAATGCAAACGACGCATTTTTCGGAGAACTTCGCTTAGCAGCGTAACCTCCGTGGGGTTTCGCCAGCTGTCCTTATTACCAAATCAGCTGGCATTTTTAAGAACAACTATGAAAACTGCAATACTAGGAAATGGTCCAAGTAGAATTCTTTATAATTCTGAAAACGATTTCGATTTAGTTATCGGTTGTAACATTCCCTGGACCAAAGTTGACGCTACAATTCTTTGCGATAGAGAAATTGTAGATGTTATAAAAAACGACTTTACTTTAATTCAAGTTCCAGTTATAATTTCCAATATAGTATATGAAAGAATGAAAGAGTTCAGAATAGTAGAATCATTTACAATTCTGGATGTTTTTAAACCTAAAGAATGGCATAACGCTGCTCATTATGCCGCTGATTATCTTATGACTAAAGAAGTTGAAGAGATTCAAATATACGGTTGCGATTCTATATTTGAAAATGACCTATCTTCAGTTACAGACGAAAAGATAGAAAAGAAAATGGATTCAGAAAGGTTTATAAGGCAATGGAGAAAGGTTTGGAGCAAGAAATTTGAAAACGACATAAAATTCGTAATCAAACGTATAACCTAAATAATACTCTGGTTTAACGTTTACCAGTTCAGAAAAACGTTTCCCTATAAGCAAGAAGTCCACCTGATACGGGATCGGGGTGAGGAATATTTCACCCTTTAACTAATTAAGGAGATATAATGCGAGTAATTTTTACTGCAATTATCGTAGCATTTATGGCTGTTCTAGTTTTGTTAAAGTTTCCAGCCAATAATGAAAGCGCCAACACGGTCAAGATTGAATATAGCGATCTTGGAAAATATCAACAAAAGCAAGTAGATTGTTTAGCGCAAAACATCTATCACGAAGCGCGTTCAGAATCTGAAAAGGGTCAACAAGCTGTAGCTTTTGTTACATTGAACAGAACACAGGATGATCGCTTCCCGAGCGATGTTTGTGGAGTTGTAAAGCAACGCAACCGTACAGTATGCCAATTTTCTTGGTTTTGTACAAAAGTTAAGTTAGACAAAACATCTGAGGCTTATAGGGAAGCTCTACAAGTTGCTCTACACGTCTATGCTAACTATTTTAATATGAAAGATATTACAGGCGGCGCTTTGTATTATCATGCGGATTATGTCAAGCCGAAATGGAAGTTAGAAAAGACGACCGTTATCGGAAGGCATATTTTTTATAAAGAAAAAGAGGTGATTAAACTATGATGCAAAAACTAAACTTATCATTATCAGAAGATTCTCAGAGTCATTCGTTTTTTCTGTTAATGGAAGACATTAGCTTGGCAACGGTTAAAACTGCAGTCGAATGGATTTTTGACGCAAATTTTAATGAACAACGTCCCGAAATGTTAAACCTCATTATCACTTCCCCAGGCGGTGATTTGAACGCAGCATTTGCTTTAATTGATGTTATGAGAGGCTCTGCTATTCCAGTTCGAACTATCGGTCTTGGACAGATTGCTTCAGCTGGGCTAATGATTTTTATTGCTGGCGCTAAAGGGCAACGAATTTTGACTCCAAATACATCAATCCTTTCTCATCAATACACTTGGGGTGCTATTGGTAAGGAACATGAACTATTTGCAACGGTTCGTGAGTTTGATTTAACTACAAAGAAGATGATTCAACATTATAAAAAGTGTACTGGTCTTAATGAGAAAAAGATTCGAGAACTTCTACTTCCTCCACAGGATGTTTGGTTGAGTCCAGAAGAAGCTAGAGATCTAGGGTTGTGCGACGAGGTTAAAGAACTCGTTTAATTAAATTTGACTTTCGTTCCAAATTGGGTTATACTTTATTTTATTGATAGGAGTTTTATATGATGTATTTTGCAACCAAAGAAGAAATGATTTCCGATCTATCTAAACTTACGACTAAACGTATGAAGATGGATAAATTCTTTTCTATGTATTTGGACAAATTTGAAAAGAAAATGAATCCCGATAGAACAGATACCCCAATTTGGAATCTTTATAAAATGAAAATGAAAGAATACGGAGAACTTCAAGTTAAAATTAAAACGCTTGAATACCGTATCAAACAGGTATAAAATGTTTAGATCAACAAACGAATTTTCAATTCACATTGAAAAAATGGCAATTGAAAAACGTATTAGTCATATGGACGCGGTTCTAGCGTATTGTCAAGAAAACTTTTTAGAACCAGAAGATGTAGCTTCTCTTATTAACAAGTCTTTGAAAGATAAGATTGAACTTGATTTCAGAGAAGCTAATATGTTACCAAAACAGGCTCAACTTGATGCATAATGGACGGGTTTAAAGCATACAAATATTACATGGCTATAAAACTTCATTTTACAAATAAGAAGTATAATGTATTTGAAAATAGAGGTCATGTGAAAGGCAGTCGAGATACCTTCAATTCAAGAAACGATAGGTATATTTTTGAAAAGATTGCTGACAAGTATTCAACCGATAAAGATATAATTCAATTTTTCGTTTCTAATTTTGCTTATGGTAATGAAACGGCTATTTACGCTAATGGCGAAGCTGAAGAATTATACGCTGAATGGAAACGTAGAAAAGAATCAATCACTAAAGTTTTTATTGACGATTTAGCGAATATCATAAATTATTGTGATGTTCATAAATTTAATAAAGACGGTATTTTCACAAACATAAATGGTGATTTACCTGTACTACTTAATTTGTATATTTCAGGGAAAGTAACAGCTGAAACTATGCGAATGATTGATGACGTATATCCCTTTGTAGAACATTGGAATAACGACTCAACGATCAAGGTTGTTTTAGGTGATGGTTTACTTCGTATCGAAAAACTAAAAGGTTTTGTAAAATACGATTTAGATAAAATCAGTAAAATTTTTAATACTTTCAAAGAAGAGCTTTCAATTTAATCATGGGTAAAACATACCATAAGCAGCCTCGTAAATATGATGAAGATGTTTCCTCTGGGCGTTCTGGGAGACATTCAAAACATTCCAACAATCATAAGACTGGTGGAATAAGAACGCTAAATAGCTATGTTGAAGATGATTATGATTTTGACGATTTATTTGATGATGAAATCGAACTAAATGATGACATACAAATACAACATATAACACAACGCTAATACTACGTTTATACAAGGAGTAATATATGGATATTCAAGAACTACGCAAAATGCGTAACACCGATTTTGGCAGCATTTCAAATGCGTTTGAAAAGATTGCCAACCCTTCTACTGAAGCTAAGTCATATAAGGATGATCGCTTTTGGAAACTAGAAGGTGATAAGGCTGGTAACGGTACAGCTACTATTCGTTTTCTACCACGCGTTGAAGGTGATCAGCTACCATGGGTACGCATCTTCAGTCATGGCTTTCAAGGGCCAACGGGTAAGTGGTATATCGAAAATTCACTAACAACTCTAGATGAAACTGATCCAGTTAGTGAACTGAATAGTCAACTATGGAATTCAACCACTGATGACAATTCTCCGCAACGCAAGCAAGCTAAAAAGCAAAAGCGTAAACTATCTTACACTTGTAATATTCTAGTTGTTTCTGATCCGAAGCATCCAGAAAATGAAGGTAAGGTGTTCCTATTCAAGTTCGGTAAGAAAATCTTTGATAAGATCATGGATAAGGCTCGCCCAACATTTGAAGACGAAAAGCCTGTAAATGTTTTTGATTTCTGGGAAGGTGCTAACTTCAAACTACGCATGCGTAAGAAGGACGGTTATACTAACTATGATGAATCAGCGTTTATGGAACCTTCTGCTATCGGAGATGACGATTTCATCGTTGGTGTAGCACAAAGTCAGTACAAACTATCTGAGTTCCTAGACCGTAAGAACTTTAAGACTTACGACGAACTTAAGAAGAAGTTGAACGAAGTTTTATCTGGCGACGGTTTTTCAGCTAAGTCAGCTGCTGAACTAACTAAAGATGAACTACCTTGGCAAGAAACGCCTGAACCTGCGAAAGAAACTCCAGCGTTCACTCCAAAGGCGTCTAAGCCAGCACCATCATTGGAAGACGATGATGAAGATGTAATGTCATACTTCCAAAAGATTGCACAAGACGACTAATACGTTTTGTCAATAAACTAAAGGGGGCTTTTCGCCCCCTTTTTTTATTTTAGTATCTAGAAGCTAGATACTTAGCTTGACTAGATTCTTGATTTCTAGCGGGCAATTTAATAACTTGATTATTAGTTGTATTGTTTTGAACTGCGGCGCTAACATTAGCTTGTTGCGGTTGATTTGACATACCATCTACTGTTGCTTGTTTGTCGGCGTTTTCTTTAGAATAATTATATACCTTCGCGCCAGCAACCTGCATAGAACCTCCAGCAGCAACAAACTGTGTAGCTTTATCCCAAGGGAACTTATTAATAGCGTCCATTGAGTCTGGATCAAGTTTAGAGAACTTAGACATAGTTTCGCCTAAACGATCTAAACCATTTGCCGCGTCAACGACACCACTACCTACTGTACCGATCTTAATTAATTGTTCTACGGGCGAATCTGTACCGATACTCAAGAATCTAGATACTAAATTACCTAGACCTTCCATAGCTTGCCCCGCGCCAAAACCAGCCATTGCCCAAGCAAGTTCTTTTAACCCAGCAGCTACTCCGATTAAATTATCACCATCAATTTCAGCTAAACGTTCTAAACCGCTAGTAAACGCTTCTAAGCCATCTCCCATAACTTTCATAGCTTCACCGATAGCCCAAACTGATGCAGCTAATCCGCCTAACGCTAATGCGCCCATACCCAATAACGGTGCAATAGCGCCTGCTGCAGCACCAGCGCCTACTAATCCAGTAATTACAAGTGCAGCTTTACCTAAAGTTTCCCATTCTAGGTCTTGGAAGTTTTCTAGAGCCTTACTCATACCCCAAACAACACCTGTTAATAAACCTAGTACAGCAACTCCTTTTACAACTTTTAAAGTACCGAACGCTGAAATACCATCAGCGATACCCATCATAATACCTGTAAATATTCCACCGATGGTTCCGCCTACAGCCATACCAACGCCTTTACCAATTCCGCCTAAAGACTTACCAATACCTCTTAAACTTGCAGCAAATTCTCCTCCAACGCCCTTACCATCACCAGCGTCTTCAACGCCGCCTGCGGCAGAGTTATCTCCTTTACCTGCCGTATTAGCTGCAATTTGACGTAATAAATCGGTTTGGTCATTTAGAATGCGAATTGATTCTAATTGATTTTCTTTTGATTGTTGTTGTTCGGCTAAAATATCAGTTGTTGATTGAGATACTTGCCCCGCGTCAGACGGTAATTTAACTAATGCGGCTGACGATTGACCGTCCACAGGTTCCTTAGAAGATACGCCAAGACCGATATTATATTTGTTATATTCTTTTAAATCTTGATTGCGTTTATCAAAAAGAGCTTTGCCTTTATCAGTTTGTTTAATATCTTCATCGCTCATTCCCATGTCTCGAAGTTCTTTAATATTGCTTTCGCTTCTTAGGGCTTCTCTTCTTAATCTTCTTCTTTCTTTAGCATCTTCTTTTAATTCTTGATCGGAACGAGTTGTTCCTAGAGCCTTTTGACGCTTAACGTAATCTAAATCTTCAATCTTTTCTCTTGCACCCTTGAACATCGTAAAGGGTCCAAGTAATTTCTTTTTGATATTTGTTATATCAAATGTTTCTGCAATTGCTTTTTTAGTATCTTTAAATTTATCGCTGAAGGTTTTCCAATCTTTAAAACCATCTTCTAATTTTAAAATTTGTTTGTTTTGACCTTCGTTTAGTTTGCGTAAATATGCATTAGATTCTTTTTGTAAATCTAATTGCGCTTTTGCAATTTGTAAAGCGATTAATTGAGAAGGGCCATTGCCTGTTTTTTCATCCTGAACTACAGCTGAAGATTCAGTTATTTTTTGTAACTGTTCACTTTGTTCAACTAGAACGGATTGAAGTGAAGTAAGCGTGGCATTAACGTTTCTAACGCCACGCTGAATACCTTTTGATGGATTTCTAGATTTAGCCATATTTACATTCTTTTCTTAGATTCGATTCGTTGTTTTTCTTCTTCAAGATACTGTACCAACATATGTACATACAACTCACGCTCAAAAGGTATCATGGTTTCTAGCTCTGCTAATGAATATTTATGATACTGCATTAACGCAAAATTCATTCGGTAATAATTACCCAGCGATTCATTACCAAGAGCTACTAAAAAAAATTTGAAAGTCCCTCCAACGTTTTGTGATGTTCTTTACCGCAAAGGGGGCAAGTATATTCAACGTTGTAAGATAGTTTAGGCATTGTGTCAAAAAAGCCTTGGATTTTCAAAAACTGTTCTGATGTTAAATTATTTAAAAACTGCATTAGTTCTTCGCGCTTTGTTTCTTTGGCGTAGAAGATTTCATCGCCTTGATAGATAAAATCTATTGAATCCGCAATAACATTAAATACGCTATCTACGTTATCTAGATCTTCGATAGATGAAGCAACTTCTAACGTTGGATATTTCATAACAATACCTACATCTCCAAACAACTCAATTTTGTTTGAGTGATTTGGTTTTTTAGTTACTTGAATATCTGATAGATTGATAGTTACTTTACTTCTAGCTTTATCATTTTGTTCGCCGTGATCATTATCGCAAGAGAATAAAAGTTCTACGGTTTCTCCGATTGACTTTCCTCTAATTTGAAGAAACATATATTCCAAATCAAATGTCGCTAAAGTATCAACGTCAATTTCGTCTAATAGACAAGACTTAATAACTGATCTTAAAGTATCAGTCATAACTTTGATATCTTCGGATTGTTGTGCGATTAATAGAGCCTTTTCGTCTTTTACTACGAATGGTCTAAAACGAACTTGTTTGCCAGTTGTAGGAACCGTTAGGTTGAATGTTGGCATTGAATTCATAGGTAAAGCCATATTATTCTCCAGTCATTTGTTTAATCATTTTACTCAAATCGGCAGTGCTGCCAACGAAAATAGAATTGTTTGTTACATTTTTACCTTGTTGACCCTTTGTAGGTTCTTCAAGTTTTTTCTTTTGTTGATGTACATCCATTAATTGCTGATTGACATCAGCTAATTGTTTAATCAATCCGCCTACAACTTCAAACGCTCTAGGGTGTTCAGATTGTTTAGCAACTTCTAACGCATGTTCTAATGCTTGTTTTCCGTGTTCAATAAGGCTATGTAGGTTATTTCTACTAATATCGTAATCAGATTCGATTTTATCTGACGTTGAAACTTCTTCATAATTTACTTCTACAATTTCTCCGACAATTGGATCGACATGATCAACATCAAACACATTCGATAAAGATTCATCAGTATTCATAACTATACCTATTATTAAAATTTAATTGACGGAATTCTTGAAGTAACTTGAGAAAAACTTCTCATACCAAGTTGTCCAACCGCGCCCGTAACGAAATTACCAGCTTCGCCTAGACCCTTGCGGAAACGTTCTTGAAATCCGCTAAAGTTTTCCGTGTAATTGTTAAGCCCGTCCGCCGTTAATAACAATCCCTTATCAGTTTCGGCAGTTAAGCTAGAAGTCCAATACTTATATTGAAACGTAACGTCTAATCTCATAGTATCTTTACCTTCAGCGTCTAATCCGATTGAGGCTACAGCTTTAGGATACGCTTCGTACAAAGTTACTTCGTAATGAGTTTTATCTTCTAAATCCTGAACTTGTATTTTAACATCCGTAATGTAATTAGAATACCAGTTAAAAGAACGATTAACTGGATTTTGAATATAAGCCATCCAATCATCAAAAATCTTTCTTACAGTCATATGACGATCAACGTGAAAAGTCATTTGGCAAGTATCAAATAACTTTTCATACGGAATTTCTCTGAATTCACCGAAAGAACGGTTTTGAGTTGTAGCGTAATTGATACCTGGTAATGATGCTTTTTCGCAAAACAATAACGTTTTTCTTACTATGGATTGATCCGCATTTGGCGGAGTGAGTTGAACCGTAAAACGGTTCATTCGGGCTAACCCTTGCGTTTTTATTTCTGCAATAAAGTCTTTTTGTCTTCTAGCCATTTTTAACTAATCCTATTAACGATTTGTCTTGATCTATCCCAAACTCTATCATCAGATAATTTAACGAAGTTTTCAACTGGGAGAATAACTGCTGTAGTCCAGTCGTATGCTCTAATTTCTCTAAATTGCGACCTCAAACCAGCGAAGTTGTAATTGTGAAAAGCTGGAACGGCTGGCGCAAATTTAGCTACACCTTTAATAGCAGCCCATTGAAAACGAATACGGGTGTTTTCATCCATTTTAGCGTTTGTTTTATATTGCATCAAACGATACAGTAAGTGAACTCTCATTTGATATGGTAGGTAATGAAAGTTTAAACCACTAAACCCGTAAATAGAACGTTTATACAGAAGTACGCAAGGAAATCTATCAAAGTATGGTAATTTACTTTTAGTGAGAGGGTCGTAAAAGAACATATACATCTTCCCAGGTAATAACTTTGAAGTTAATTGAGAAGGATTACCTTTCATAACCGTCCAAGGTAAAATACCCTGTTTCATCAATAGAACCATTTGCTGTTCATACCAAGCCTTAGATTTTCTAAAGCTAGTTTGTAGGTCGTATTTGTTTTTCTCAAATACGTCCATCATAGCTATTTGAGCGGCAGTTTTAGTCTGTTTAATAAACACTGGCATAGTTACTATTTAGTAACTAAACCCAATTCGTGTTCTGTAATAATTTTGAAACCCCAACCTCTATCTTTACAATAGTTTCTAGCAGCTTCCCATTTAGCTTGATTTTTAATAAAATAGAACGATTCCATTAGGAATTTTTTAGTTCTTTTTCCTGGGAATACTGGTTGGACGGTTTGTTTAGCAGGTTTTACCTCTACTAAGAAAGTTTTTAATTCACCGTCTTTATTTTTAACTGTTATTTTAAAATCTACGAAATAACGATGTATTTTATCGTCTGTGGGGCAACGATACGGGATAACAGTTTCTTCCGAACTCCATCTTATAATATTCGGATTTCTATCACACCAATTTGCAAATCGCGTTTCCCAGCTGGAGCGCATTATGATATTATTAGCATCTCCAGCGTACTTTTCGGGGTTTTTTGGTAGAAACTTTCTTTTATGGAACATAAATAGTACAAGTTATATAACATTCTATTTAGGACAGCCTAAATGCTAGATTCAATTAAAGACACGTTAAAATCCATAGATAGCGGAATTACATCTGGTATCTCCGCCGCTGGTGGACTGTATAAACAAGCCAATGATGCAGCTAGAAACTTTCATCGCGATAATACGAATAGAGAACCTATTCCTCCTAGAGCGGGATCGTTTGATAAACAAAAATATGATATAACACAACATACATATCCGTCGGATTTGATGAGTGAATCGTACGGCGGAAATTATGTTATTTTCTACGTCAATGTCGCTACGGAATCTAAACTAAACATTAAAGAAAATACCGTTGAATTAGACCCAGCAACTGAAAAAAGAATGCGCGGATCTTTAGTTGCTAAAGGGATGTCGGTAGCACAATTAGTTACGGCTGATGCATCTGTTAATATTTTGACTAATCTAGCAGGCGGTAAATCGGCTATCGGGGCGACCGCGAGTTCTACTAAAATAGATAAAACATTATCAGCTGCAGGTATGTTGGGTGTAGCCGTAGCGGGTACGTTAGCGCCAGACGCGTCAAGAAGTCAACGAAGGTTAAAAAC